GAATCTGCGTCGACTGGCGCTAAACAAAAAGCTTATTTTAAACAAGCAGCTAGACAACTTATCAAAAATATGCCAGGTGTTAACAGAGTTACTGTTGATGCTAATAAAACTTATAACTCAAATAACACATAATAGATTATGCTACTTAGCGCAAGAAGTAACCAATTTAGATTTTCCTTTCCTAGAAGCTTTATACCACCTGAGGTAGCAGATAAGTATAGACCATATTTTAATCGTATGCCAGGTGGACTTATTAAAGAACCTATAGATTATTGGAACTATGGTATTCAATCTATTAATTTGCCAGGGGTTTCTTATTCACCAGTAGAACAAGAAGAGTTTAGAGGTGGCACAAAAACATTTAGAGGAAGTGTACCAATAGAAAAATTGTTTCAAAATGAACTTACTGTTACAATGCAAGGGTTTGATGGATGGATAAATTATTGGATGGCTATTGATACATTTAACTATTACTATAATTTAACTGGTAAATTTCCACATTTGCCAGAAGGCAATGGCATTCAAATATTAGATGGTGAAGGCACTGCATTAGTAACAGTTAGACTAAAGGAAATGATATGGTCTAGTGTAAGTTCGTTAGACCTTAATTTTTCAAGTAATACAATAGAGTTCCAAACATTTGATTTAGGATTTAATTATAATTCAATTGATTTTAAGATAGATTTAGTCTAATATATAATAAAATAAAGACCCAATGAAAACATTTATAGATTACGTTATAGAATCTAAAGCTGATACTAATGATATAGCTGAGATTTTAAAAGAGTCAGAATTAAACGAAGAACAATCTGCTGCTATTGATGCTGCTGTACAAAGAATTGTAGATGCACATAATAGTGGAAAAAATCTTGATGTAATTGTTGAAGAGATAGTAAATGAAGGTATTTTAGGTTCTATTTTTGGAGGTCTTACTGGTTTTGCTTTAGGCAGCAGTATAGGTAGTGCACTGTGTAGAGTATTAGGAATTGAAAAAGGCGCGCTATATGATTTATTAACAAGTAGATTAGTTGGTGCTGCACTTGGTGCGGTATTAGGTAAAAGACTTTAATTTAAGAATGTGACAAGAATTGGTATTGATTTTTCACTGAATAGTCCAGCTACATGTATAAGAAATAGTAAAGGGGACTACATATTTATATCGTTTTTTAATTTTGGCGACAGAATTTGGGATGATATTAAAAAGATGCCAAAGGCTTTCCAAGTTCATCAAGAATTAATAGAATCAGAAACTATTTTAGGATTTCCTTATTACCGTGATGTTAAAGCAGATAGTTTTTTAATTAGAGAAAGAGAAAAATTAGAAGACTGTAAATCAATAGCCAACCTAATTGTAAATGCTCTCGTATCATTTTTTGGTGTATCTAATACGCATGTTTCTCTAGAGGGATTTTCATATGGATCTACCGGAAATTCATTTATTGATATTGTACAGTATAACTCTTTTCTAAGATCATTATTATTAGATGCATATGGATCTTCTAACATATCAATATTTCAACCATCGCATGTTAAGAAAACTGCAGGTAAAGGAAATGCAAATAAACATTATATGATAAAGGCATTTCAAGATGATGTCTTTAACGATAAGGATTTAAGAAATACTAAATTATGGAAATATGTACAAGGAAAAGACTTCAGTATAAAAATACCCAAACCATTAGATGATCTTGTAGATTCATACTTTATACTTAATTCTCAAACCACTAGTAATTAGATACTATTCTTACAATTAATCAGATAAATTTTATATATAGAGTTTTTAAATTAGTTTTATGTTTTCATGATAAATGCAATAAAAAATAGAATATTTCTTAAAAAAGATGAGTATCCTGAAAAAATAGGTTTAATTTATGTACCTAAATTGGAAGGGCAATATGCGCCACCTTACTCAGGTCATGTAATATCAGTAGGACAAGACATCGTTGACACTGATATCGTTGTTGGTAGCCGTCTTCTTTTTCATGATTTAGCAGGTGTTGAATTCACTGTTGACAATGAAAAAATATTTAGTATAAGAGAGCATGATGTAGTAGCAGTACTTATGGATAAAAACATAAATATTAGCTGAAACTAAATACTAATATGAATATATAATTAATAAAGGTACTGATTTATTAGAACCTTTTAAATTGGCATTAATAAGGCAAAGTTTTTATTGGCAACCCCGGGCACGTAAATAGGCAATGCTAAGTTATGCTTTTAACTAATTAATTAATTTAAAAACAAACTTAAAAAAAAGGCAACTAAAATGGCAAATGAATTCGACATTTTCAGTGTGAGCGTCAACGACCTCGACACAGGAGACCGCCCTGCAGGCGCAGGTAGTGATCTTTATTCACCCAAGCCCGATCAAGGGCAAGACGGTACTTACCGTTCTCTAATTAGGTTCTTACCTAACATTAAAAATCCCCGCAAACCTTTCGTTCGTAAATTCGTCTATTGGCTAGAAGACCGTGAAGGTAATGGCTTCTATGCAGATTCACCATCTACCGTAGGCGAGAAATGTCCTGTACAGGATATGTTCTTTAAGCTTCGCAATTCTGAATCAGCAGTAGATAAAAAAATGGCTGAAGGTTTAAAACGCAGAGAAGTGTTTTATGCATTAGTTCAAATCGTTAAAGATCCACAGAATCGTGATCTTGAAGGTCAGCTTAAGGTATTCAAATTTGGATATAAGATTAAGGCTAAAATCGATGAAGAATTAAATCCACAGTTTGATGAGCCTACTCAAGTATTTGATCCTTTTGAAGGTAAAAACTTTGAACTAGTTCTTTCTAAGAAAGGCGGATATCCAAACTATGATTCATGTAAATTTCAAGGTACTCGTTCTACTATGCAAATTAATGCAGAAAATGTAACTGATACAAATGAAGGTCGTGCTTTGGTTTTAGACTATCTTAAAGATGCACCAGATCTTTCTAATTTTGATTATAAAACATGGAATGATGAACAGCGAAATAAAGTAATGAATATTGTTTCTCAGTATTCTTCACCAGGTAGTTCAATTGATACCATAACTAAAGCTTCACCTAAGGCTTCACCTAAGGCTAATGAACAAACCAGTTCTGAACAAGATACTGACACCTCTGATGATGACGTGCCTGCTTCTAAAAACGGAGATGAATTTGATGATTTCCTTAATGGTTTAGATCTTTAATAAATGGCAACAGAAGTTATAATATCTTCTGAAATGAAGACTCGGATTATCGATAAGATAGTCCGAGTTCTTTATAATAACCATTCTCATCATGAGAAGCGGAGAATATTAGAAGGTAGAGATAGATTAAATTTTGCATGCCCTTATTGTGGCGATTCTTCGAGTAGTTCAAATAAGAAAAGAGGTAACCTTTATTGGAATGATCTATATGTTCATTGTTATAACTGTTCGGCGCATGTTTCATTAGATAGTTTTCTTAAAGACTTTAATGTTAACTTTGAAGGAGAAGACCGAGTTGAATTACTTAATTACATTAAAGAAAATAAAAAATCCTTTTCATTAGGTGAATCTCTTGATTTTTACCTATTTGATAAAATAAAAGAACTTTCATTAACCTTTGATGAATTATCTGTTGCGTTTAATATCTATCCTATAAATTCATTAACATATAGAGCATACCCTTATCTTAAGAGTAGACTATTACACCATAAAACATCTCAGTTTGGTTATGACCCTCGTAAAAAGGAATTATTTGTTTTTAATCTTACTCCTTCTGGTAAAATAGTTGGATTTCAAACAAGAGATCTAGAAGGCAATGGTCCTAAGTATAAAACTTGGAATATTCAAAGAATTTATGATAGATTAAAAAAACCGTTAAATGTATCTGAGGAAGATTTAGATAACCTAAATAAAATATCAATGTTATTTGGTATTTTAACTGCTGATTTAAGTAGAGATTTTACCATATTTGAAGGGCCTATAGACGCGATGTTTATGACTAATTCAATTGGTCTTACTGGTGTAAAGAAACAGATTATTGAATTTAATGATATTCCAACAGCAAGATATTTCTTTGATAATGATATTGAAGGCAAGAGTAGAATGATTGAAAAACTTAAATCAAAACAAACCGTATTTATGTGGGATAAGTTTTTAAAGGATTATTCCATACCTAGTAGAAAAGTAAAAGATTTAAATGATTTAGTAAAGTATGAATACGAAAATCGAGTTGGGTGTTTAAATAACATTGATAAATATTTTACTAATAATCATTTAGATATGATTTTTATATGAGTGAGATAAAAAAATATGAATTATTTGTGAATGAACAGATAGATGATTTTTATGAAGACTATGAGGACAGTCAAAAAAGAATTAAGTTGTTTACTTCGTTTACGCAGAGTAAGCTGTATCATAATAAAAAAGAAATAGAAATTAATGAACCAAAGAAAAAATTTCAATCAAAAGTAAAAGTAAGTAAATATTCTAATAACGATAAAGGCATATTCTAATGGCATTTGATGATACACAAATAAAACAATCAAACGAAGAACTTGAATTAAGATTAACAGGAGATCGTGTTGAATGGAAAAATAAGATAAGTGAATTAATTCTTAAAATTAAGAATATGAATGAATTGTCTGACTGTCAGGTTAGCATGCTTTCATATAGACAAATTCTTTTAGATAAAGTTACTGATTTTAAGACAATGATATATAAAAGAAATGCAACGTGGGAAAAATATTACCGAGCACAGTATCGTGAATATACCTTAAACTATGATGTTAAACTAACGAGCGGCGAAAAACATCAATTTATTAAAGCAGATTTAGGTTCATTAAGAACTCAAATAGACATGTTACAATCGCATGTTGAGTATTATCAAGAATGTATTAAAACATTAGATAACTTAGCTTTTGCAATTCGTAACCGCATAAGACTCGATGACGAACAATAATGGAACTTTCACTATCCGATAATAAAAAGTTTTTA